GCTGGGAGTGCATTGGCGAGAGAACGGCGAGGGGATGCTGAAGGCGTTTCATCAGCCGTCGCTTAATGTTCCCGTCGTTGAGCTAGGATGGTGTCCCTTGCCAGGCAGCCAAGAGCTGTTCCTGGCTTGTCCCACATATGAAGTGCTGTACGAAGGGACACGCGGTCCTGGGAAGACAGCCGCACTGTTGGTGGACTTCACCAAGGACATTGGGAAGGGATTCGGCTCCAAGTGGCGCGGCATCCTGTTCCGTCGCACGTACCCCGAGCTGCAGGACGTCATCGAGAAGTCCAAGGAGCTGTTCGCCTGCGTTTGCCCCGAGGCGAAGTACAACGAGAGCGAGCACTTCTGGAAGTGGCCCACTGGCGAGAAGCTCATGTTCCGCCAGTTCGAGCGACTCGCCGACTACTGGAAGTACCACGGACACGAGTACCCATGGATCGCCTGGGAAGAGCTGACCAACTGGGCCAGTGACGAAGGCTACTGCAAGATGATGTCGTGCAACCGGGTCACTGGCCACCCAGACATCGTCCCCCGCATTCGCTCCACCTGCAACCCTGCCGGTGTTGGGCACAACTGGGTCAAGCACCGCTTCCGTCTTCCCATCCCCATGGGTGACAGCGTCGGTGCCCTCATTGACGACTCTGTGGACCTTGAGGGAGTTTTGGAGCCGCATCGCCGAGCAATCCATGGCCACCTTGACGAGAACATCGTCCTCCTCCACAGCGTTCCCGACTACAAGCAGAAGCTGCGTGCCGCTGCGACCAGTGAGGCGGAACTCAAGGCATGGCTCCACGGAGACTGGGACATCGTCGCTGGAGGCATGTTCGACGACGTGTGGAATCCACTTCGCAACGTGGTCAAGCCGTTCAACATCCCCGACGGCTGGCGCATTGATCGGTCCTTCGACTGGGGCAGCACTCACCCATTCTCGGTAGGATGGTGGGCTGAGAGCGACGGCAGTGACGTGCTGACTGAAGACGGTTGGCGCTCGACGGTGCGAGGAGATCTGTTCCGCATCGCGGAGTGGTACGGCTGGACAGGAAAGCCCAACAAGGGGACGAAGGCACTTGCGGTTGACATCTCCAGAGGTATAGTGGAGCGAGAGATCAACTGGGGCTTGCACGGTCGTGTGAAGCCTGGACCCGCCGACAGCGCGATGTGGAAGGTCGAGAACGGTATGAGTATCGCGGTTGACATGCAGAAGCCTGTGCGTGTGAATGGTCAGATGTACAAGGGCACTCACTGGCTCAAGGCAGACAAAGCTCCTGGCAGCCGCGCGACGGGCTGGCAGATGATGCGCAAGATGATCGCACACGCCACTCCCGAGACAACCGAAGATGGACGCATGTTGCCGCGTGAGTACCCTGGCCTGTTCACGTTCAAGACCTGCACGCAGTTCCTTCGTACTGTGCCAGTGCTGCCACGCGACGAGAAGAAACCCGACGACGTTGACACTGAAGCTGAGGACCACATCGGAGACGAAGTCCGTTACCGAGTGCGTACCGTAGGCAATCGACCGCGCGAAGGTCGCGCTGTTGGTTTAATCTAGGAGAACCATGGCCGTCGATAGCAAGCACCCAAAGTACATACTGTGGCTCCCAGACTGGGGAGCCATGCGTGATACGTTCCGTGGAGAACGTTGTGTCAAGGGAGAAGGCACGACGTACCTCCCAGCAACCAAGGGCATGCGACTCGACGGCATGATCGTTGGTCAGGAAGGGTGGGAGTCATACCAGTCCTACCGCGCCCGAGCCGTGTTCCATAACTTCGTCTCGGAGGCAGTGGAGACGCTGCTCGGTACGATGTGGAACAAGCCACCGACCATTGAGCTGCCTTCCGCCATGGAGCCGATGCGGGAGAAGGCCACCGTCAAGGGTGAGTCCCTTGAGATGGTGCTGCGTCGCATCAACGAGGAGCAGCTCATCAGCGGACGGGTCGGTGCCATGCTCGACCTTCCGGCTGACCCAACGCTCGACCCCAACGTCATGCCGTACATCGCTCTGTATGATGCGGAGAAGATCATCAACTGGGATGACGGTGCCCGTGAGGAGCTGGTGCTCCAAGTGCTCAACTTCGTCGCCTTGGACGAGACTGAGGACGAGCGCAACGGCGACTTCGAGTGGGAGGAAGTCACCAAGACCCGCATCCTTGTCTTGGGCGAAGCGGACCCGAACGAACCCAAGGGCATCTACAAGCAAGGATTGTTCCGCGACGAGTCGGAAGGCTTCAACGAGTCGGCGCTGATCGCTCCCTCATTCAAGGGCAACACCCTCGAAGAAATCCCCTTCGTGTTCATCAACACCAAGGACATAGTCGCCGATCCGGATGATCCCCCACTGCTCGACCTGGCCATGCTGTGCCTGGCGATCTATCGTGGTGAGGCGGATTACCGACAGTCTTTGTTCCTCCAAGGGCAAGACACGCTCGTCATCATCGGCGGAAGCGGGGACGACAGCTACCGAATTGGAGCTGGTGCGAGCATTGAGGTGCAGATCGGAGGCGATGCCAAGTTCATCGGCGTCTCAAGCGACGGATTGTCTGAGCAGAGAGAAGCTCTTGAGAATGACAAGACCATTGCTGCCAAAAAGGCAGGCTCCATGGCGCAGAAAGGTGCCCAAGTAGAGTCGGGGGACGCGATGAAGATCCGATTCGGAGCGACCACTGCCAGCATGACACAAGTTGCGATCACCGGAGCGTTCGGCCTGCAATCGTTGCTCCGCATCCAAGCTCGGTGGATGGGCGCGAACGAGGAGGAAGTCCTTGTGCTGCCCAACCTCGACTTCAGCGACGATGTCATGGAGTCGAAGACGTTGGTTGAGTACATGAGTGCGAAGACGATGGGTGCTCCGCTGTCGCTCGAAACGATTCATGCCCGCATGAAGGAGAAGGGTATCACTGACAAGGAGTTCGAGGAGGAGCTGGCGTTGATCGAAGCTGAGGAGCCGCTCACCGCACCACTCATCGTTGACGAAGACGGCAACGAGATGCCCACGGACTCCAAGGGTCGTCCCATGCTCGGCACCGACGACGAAGAAGACGAGGAAGAAGTGACCGATGGCGCTATCCGCCAATGAGCAGTTCTTCGACGCGATGGTCCGACATCAGATCGCGCTCACGCGACTCAGTGGGAGCATCCGCAACGACGTATTCGGTTTGCTCAACGAAACGGAGAAAGACCTTGTTCAGCAGATCCTTCGTCGAGTCAAAGATGGTGGCTTCACTCCTAACAACGTGCGCCGACTTCAAGGACTCGAAGTAGTAATACGCAAACTGCGTGGAGAGGCTTGGAAGCAAGTGGCGGGTGTTTGGCGCACCGAGTTCAGTCAGCTCGCCATTGCCAATCCGGCGTTCGTCGCCAACGCTGCGGCGACGGTGCTCCCCATCACAGTCAACTTCAGCTTGCCCGCGCCCGAGTTGCTGCGCTCACTTGTTGTGGCTCGTCCCTTTGAAGGGAAGATTCTCAGCGGATGGGCGAAGGGGATTGCCCAGACAGACATCAGCCGTATAATGGACCAAATAAAGATTGGCATGGTGCAAGGCGAAAGTTCCCAGGCTATTGCACGAAGGGTTGTGGGAACGCGGTTGAGTGGAGGTAAGAACGGTGTCACCGAGATATCTCGGCGAGGAGCGGAGTCGATCACCCGCACTGCCGTCAACCACTACTCCAATCAAGCCAACCGTGAGTTCTTTGAACTCAACAAGGACATCTTCAAGCAAGAAGTCTACGTCGCAACGCTCGACGACGTCACCACCCTCATATGTGCCAGCCTTGACGGAGAACGTTTTCCCGTTGGCGAAGGACCGATCCCCCCGCTCCACTTTCGATGCCGCTCACTTCGAGTTGCCGTCATCGACGATGAGATTGTGGGGACTCGGTTCGCTAAGCCTGTGGCGCAACGAGGATTGTTGCGAGACTTCGCCAAGCAACGGGGTATTGCTCCGGTGTCAAGACGGAGTGCCTTACCTCGTGGGACCAAAGGGCAGTTTGACAGTTTTGCTCGTGAGCAAACCAGGAAGGCCATAGGCAAGGTGCCCGCCAAAGTGAACTACAGCCAATGGCTGGGACGTCAGTCGACGCAGTTCCAAAACGATGTACTTGGAGTCACCCGAGCGCGACTGTTCCGCGACGGCAACCTCCCACTGAAGAAGTTTGTCAATCGTGCGGGAGATGACATCCCACTCCGTGACCTGGCACGGGTTCAACGCCAGGCGTTTCTCGATGCCGGACTAGATCCGGACAACTTCTAGCCACATGGTGGCATGAAAGGATGGAGCATGGCTCTTTCAGATCTTCGTGGAGTTCTCAACGAGGATGCGTTCAACGCATTGGAGGACGCTGAGAAGGAACTCTACACTGAGCGCGACGGGTCGTTTGAGTTGACTGGCATTCAGGGTGTCAAGTCCGAAGCCGACGTTCGTCGCTTGCAAAGTTCCCTGGAGAAAGAGCGAGGTGATCACAAATCTACCCGTGACAAATTCAAGGTCTGGGGCGATATGGACCACGATGAAGTCATGGGTCGCTTGGATCGTATCCCCGAGCTGGAAGCGGCTGCGGCAGACAAGATCGACGACGCCAAACTCGAAGAGATGGCTGAGTCCCGAGCACTGACTCGTCTGAAGCCGATTGAGCGCGAGAATCTTCGTCTCACAAGGGAACTGTCCGAGCGCGACAAGCTCATCACTGAATTCCAGTCCAAGGAAGAGAACCGCATCATCTCCGATGCGCTTCGGAAGGCTGGTGCCGATCTCAAGATGCTTGATCCCGACGACGCTGTCACCTTTGGGCGGATCGCCTTCCGTCTCTCTGATGATGGACAAGTCATCACCGACGAAGGTCTCAAACCCGAGCAGTACTTGCTGGACCTCCAGCAGCGCAAAGGCCACCTATGGGCACCGTCCCATGGCGGCGGAGCTACAGGTGGAAGCGGTGGTGGAGGCTTCGGCGGAGGCAAGAACCCGTGGTCCGCTGATGGCTGGAACATGACTGAGCAGTCCCGCGTCTACAAGGAGCACGGTCCTGAGCGGGCACTTGCCATGGCCAAGGCTGTTGGCACTACCCTTGGAGGACCCAAGCCAGGGAAGAAGTAAAAGATCGTTTGCCCCTGGACGACGAGGACGCTAACATAAGGGAGAAAAGATGGGCCTCGCATGGTGAGGACCGTCGTGTCGAGCTAGCCATGGTGCTTGGCTCTCGTGTTTCCGTCGAGCCATAGTAACAACCCGTAATACCTTGAAAGGTAACGAAACATGGCTGCTGGCCCTCTCACTCAGGTTAGTGACATCGTCGTCCCGGAGATCTTCACCGGGTACTCGATTCAGCTCACCGAAGAGAAATCCCGACTTGTTCAGTCGGGTGCGCTTGTGCGCTCTCCCCTTCTCGATCAGCATCTCGCTGGTGGAGGCATCACCTTCAACGCTCCCTCCTTCCGCGACCTGGACAACGATGCCGAGCGTGTCTCGACCGACACGCCCCACGAGGGTTTCACCGGTGGAGTCGCGAGTCCTGATCCGCAAAAGATCCTGACGCTCACCGAGGTCGCGGTTCGACTGAGCCGCAACCAAAGCTGGTCGTCTGCCGACCTGGCGGCTGCCCTCGCGGGTGC